CTTGTAGGATCGCTCAAACCACCGTCAGATGCAGATGCGCGCAAACGTACCGCCGGGAAAGACAAAGATCCTGTTAGGGAGCCTGTTAGGACACCCCCGGCAGTCTCTCCGAGACCTTGGTAGTTTCCGCTTAAAACGGCTTGCATCATAAGCACATCGGGCGTACCTGGAACTTCTCCAGAGTTTAGAAGATTCGAAGCAGACAAGATAAAAGTATTATCAATAGCCACATCGGTAAAGCTACTTGTAATATTTAAAGCATCTCTATATCGTGGAGGGCCAAAATAGCCATACGGAAGGAGCAGAGGATCTGTTCCGCCAGCATCGGCTACAGTATTCATTTCTATACGAACAAATTTTGATTTATTATCATATTCGCCATATTCTTTAAGTCTTAATTCGGTTGTACTCCAAGAAAGATACTTAGTACCAATTTTACGACCAACAAAATTTGGAGATGCCGGGTCCATGGTACAGTTATCAAATCTTTCCATTACGACTACCTTATTATCAGTGTCACTTATTTGTCGGATAACGACAGAGAATGTACCATAATCACTAGTGAGCGTAGTTGATGCTCTAATCTTTTCAATTGAAGCTTTACAATTTCTATGTAGCCACTCTCCATGCCCTCGTCCAATCAAACGAAATAATTTTTGCATAGACTCTGGGGCATAGCTTCCAGTAACACCACTTAAATCTTGGCCAATAAACCAGCCACTTTGTCCCTCTCTAGAAGACTGTTGCATACTATGTGGGCCTTTTGCAGCATTTCCATGTTGCGCAATCGGAAGAAGAACACCATAACAAGCTGTACCTACTGCGCTAATATCGCGCATTTTCTGTTCGTATGATTCGCCCAACCAATATCGATCAGCGGAATCAGAAGGATAAAAAGCTCCAGCTGTAGACGCCAATTGAGGATTAGTATTAAAACGCTTGCGAATAAAAGTTTCTGCCGAATCGTCAAAGCCAAATTTAACCTTTTTTGAACCCTGCAAAGAGCTTGAAACGACAAGAGTAAACAAATAATTTGAATCTGTTGAAAGAACCTTTGCTATACCCGAAGCTCGCGTATCTTCATTGCCGCCACCTTGAGCATTATTATATATGTTTCCACTTAATTGAACGGAAGCAGACTGATCAACATACCAAACAGCTGCCAAAGAACCAGTACCAATAGAAGATGTTGAAACCACCGAAGCACTTACGAATACAAAAAGTCCATAAGCTCCACCATTATCTTTAACCAATTTAGCTGGATCTTTTGTTGTTTGCCAACCAGCATATCCGTCTGAAGTGGCATTTGTATTCTGGGTACCAAGAAGTCTAATATAAGTAAGTGGAGCAACATTTGCTCTCAAAAATGCCTTTGCGGCATAAGTGCCATACATTGGAGATTGATAGTTCCCGTAGCGAGAGATATCACCTCCGCCCTTCCCAGGAACTGTATCGCCAAACATTGTAACAAAATCAGAGTACGATTCAACCAATGTAGGCTGCATCGCCAATCCACGAGTTGAGCGTCCAATAACAACCGGGCCTATTTTTGTGGCCGATTTCGGAATAAAGGAGTTATCAATTTCGTTAATAAACACTCCAGGAGATACAAATTTAAAACTACTAACTGACATATTGTGGGTTCCTCATATTTAAAATCATGTAAATGATAGTGCAATCATTAATTAAATAGTATTTTTGATCTCAAAACGCTTTCTTTATGGAAGAAAAAAGTCGTCGTTACCTTCAGGAACTGGAGCTTCCGAAGGGAACGTCAATTCTACAACATTTTCGTCTATTCTAACAATAGGACGATCATCATTTTCACCTTCGCCTATTAAATATCCTAATACTTTAATTGTAATCTCAGAATTAAACATTCTTGTATCCTCTGCAAGATTATTGACATTATTGCTATGTGTAAAACCCTGATCGATGAAAGCTTCATATAAATGGCCGTTTCTCTTCATTGTAAAGGCATTAATCTGTCCTGTTCTGGTTATAAAAGGTGCTAATAGATCATTCATCTGCTGTTGATATTCTGTTTTAATAATAATTTTATAATCTATGTTTACGTACACCGGAATTGGAATTGATAAACTTTGAATGACAACTTTTTTATTCACTCTTGGATAATGCCTTTGAGAATCTCCTGAAGTGTAATTTTCTCGGCGCATATTACCGACAACAGCAAAATTTCTAGTTTTGTCTTCAACAATTCTTTTGGCGATAACCCAACGACCAGATCTGCCATTTTTATCTTTTGAATAATAATGGGCTTGAAAAGAGCCCTTTCTTGCAGGATCTTTAATGATTCCTGTTCTTTCAACCGAAATCAAAGGAAGTTTGAGGGCGCCGGCATCATCTCTCAAATTTTTATTGTGTTTGATTTGATATGCCCTTTCTGGCGCCTGCCACAAAACAGGAACTGGCTTAAAGCCCTCATTTGTGCGCGCACTCATATTTAAATCTTCTTTTAGCCATGAAACTATAGAATAATCTATTGTTTCAATAGTGGATTCTAATATTCCTATTTCACGTAGATTATAATTACCAGGCGCCAACATGGCAAAATCAAAATTATTAGGTAGCATCGAACAACCCCTGTCTGGCTCTCTTGCATATAGCCGAAATCTCAAATTCTCTATTCGCTTGTCCAAATAATAGTTTTGGCTCCGTAAGCTTTATAATTTCATAATAATAATCATTATATAACACAAAGTCTCCCTCACGCACATACATATTTTGGTCTTCTTCTAATCTTCTTTTATGAAAATGGATATTAATCTCCCAAGATTTATCAACTCCAGCGCTCTCCATATAAGATGTAGAATAATCAGTAAATTCAACTAATGCATATATACGAATCGGAGGCAAAAATGTTTTTTCTATTGCTTCTCCATATAAATCATGAAAATTTGTTGTTTCTAGATCAATTGGATAATAAAGAACTTGTTGGCCAATGATCTTTTCAATAAGCTCATCATTAACCTGCTTAACCAGATCTCTCTCTTTCTTACCCAGAAAGAGCGGAGGAGGTGGCTGCGCTGGTTTTTTCCATTCATTAGACATGCTCTACTTATCCTACAAAAATTGGTAATGGTGAATTCTTCAATGTATTAGTGGCAGCATCTGTAATTTCAACATCTCTCTTAACAAGTTCAGCGTATTCCATCTCTTTGAGGATTTCCATTAATTTATCTCTGAGTTGTTGTTGTTCTTCTTTTGCTTGCGATAACAATTCAGAATGATTTAATGTTACACTTTCACCAGGAATAGGAATCGTTGTAAACTTGCCTCTAATTTGCCCCAACATCTCTTTACAAAGCGATAGCGCATATTTTCGAATCCATTGTTTACCTATAGCGTTAATATTAGCATAAGGAATATTATCAAGAGGCATCGTATTGACATTATTAACTCCCTCTATCCCTGATTTATAATTATCATCTTCTGTCCAAGCATCTGTCTTAATATAAAATTTAACCCATACCGCAGATGCATCTTTAAACGCCCAATCACTTGGATTGGGAAATAATCTTATCTTATTGTTTATTAGTTCATAAGAATAGTGCGAGGTTCTAGTATAAATTGAATCTTCATACATTATTGCCTGCATTTTATTCTGCCAAGTTGGAATAATCTCAAAAGTTGAATCATCAGCAAATTGACCATATGTTGAGTAATTCCCTACGACGCCTATGCCTCCATAATACCCATAGAAGCGCCACATGGCCCGTGGAGACTTATAAAAAACTTTTGTGATGTAAACCCTGTTGTCTCCAACTTTTCCAGCATAACTGACTGCTGTGCCTCCCTCATCTAGCCCCGATGCTGACGAGCTTGAAATAATATTTTGAATATCGTAATCTTGTACGTTATTTTTTGGTTTAAATGAAGCAGAATATTCAGCAATCGTTCCGCCAAATCCGGCAACGCCGGCTAACCCATCACCAACATTCATGGCATATGTAAATTGATATCTCGGAAATTTTAAATTAACTCCAGACGGGCCGGTTTTTCTATCTCCTTTGTGGTCAAATGTGCCCGTTGTGGCACCCAATACACTAGAAAGAACGTTCTTTCCATGATGTAAATTAAAGATGTAAGAATATTCCAATACTGCTTCTTCATAAGCCGCATATACATTTGCAGGAGTTAATTCAATATCTACTACATCACCACCAAGCTTTTTATAAACATATTTAACCTGTAACGAGGCGCCGCTCAAAAAATCTGATGAACCAGTGTAGATCCCAAAAGGAACGGCGGCGGCCACCAAAGCTGCGCTTCCTGTTGAAGTTAAAATAACCGCGCTTTGTGTGGACTTAGGAGATAAATTCGTTGGCATTATCGAGTTTCCTTAATTATTCATTAAATAAATAGTATTTTATAAAACAAAACCCCCAGATATACTGGAGGCTTTAGTATCAAAGCAAATTTTAACTAGGTTGTCGCAGAAGTGTCCTTTTTAGTGGTCTTTTTTCTTGTTGTACGTCTAGGCTTTTTAATCGCCTTTGGTTTTTTAATTGTCTTCGGCTTTGGAACAGGTTCTGGTTTTGCCTCAACTTTTTCTTCCTGCAGAACAACTTCTGGCTCTGGGGCGGCTGCCGGTGCTTCTACTTCGGGTACCTCATCGCTATTTAAGTGTTGCATGCGAGGATGGCTAGAGTGTTTCGTACCAAACTTAGCCTTTGCAGACTTCAATCTTCTTTTTTTTCCCATGGGAACTCCTTGTTATATAATAAATAGTATTATTTTTATAAAACGAAAATCTCAAAAAATTGACGCCGATATTTTTTAGCAGATCGTGGTTTTTAAAATAAAACCCCCTCCGAAGAGGGGGTAAAACATATAAAACATTTTAATGGTTATTGAATCTTACTGATCGGCAAAAGTAACACCAGTATTTGTTGTGGAACTCACGTAACCGCTGATATACCATAATGTGCCATCGCACCAAACTTCAAGGTCAGTACCAGCGTCAGGTGTTAAAATATTGCATCTGGAATTGGAGTTTCCGTCCGGATGATAAGCGGTGTTATCACCAGAGGCGCCAATGTCGTGTTGGATGACACCACCGAGAAAATAATTTGTATCAGATCCCGTGTTAATTTGAAAATCCTGCGCATCGGCAGCATTTCCAGCATAAACAAATCTAAAGGCAAGCCCATCAGCCGCTGAAGGAAGCGTTAATATAGTATCTGCAGCAAGTCCTGCTGCGGCTGCTCCTATTAGAATTGTGGTACCGCTTTGGGCCGCTGTCAACGATGCTGTTTCAGTAGCCTTGGTATATCGACTCTTCCTGATGCTCATCAGGTTATCGTTTTCGTTAATTAGGCTCTTAATTCGTGCCCAACCTACTCTTTTTGTTCCCATAATATATGTTCTCCTTTTATAATATAAATTAGGTTAATTAACAAAAGGATTTCTCCTCTCGCCTATAAGTAGTTCCACAAACACGAAAGCCCCCGTCCGAAGACGAAGGCTTTACGTTTTATTTGGCTACTAGTTTTTAGCTAGTTGCGCCGGCTTCTCCAGTGAGACCGCGCACGATAACAAGACCATACATATCGGGACGTACCATCTTCTTAGCGTAACGAGTCATCACGCCCTTTCTGGGCACGAAGTCTTCAGGGCCGAAGATCGTGGGGGTAGTCTGTAGTGGCACATAAGGTGCGTATACATATCCAGATTCAAGGAAACTGGATCCACGACGACCAATCAAGATGACGTTACGAAGGAAGTAGGGGTCTACTATCACATCGAACTTCTTAGAAAGACTTCCGACCTTGACGGCTCCCATTGAACCCTTATCGTCATCGGCAGTGACCGTTGCACGGAATCCCGCAGTAAACTCAAGGACGTTAGCAAGTTCGGGTCCAACGACGACGAAATTAGCTCCACCCCGTAGAGTCTTACGGTGAATTTGTGCAGACACATCATTGACAGTCTCAATAAGAGTCTCATACCATTCGCTGACCGTACCGGTGAAGTCTGGAGCAGCTGAGCTAGCGCCAATCTCCGTACCAGTTGTGCGATCCAAGAACATACCAGGGGAACGAGCCCAGTAGTATGTACCAGCGGTTGCACCGTTAATGAGGTCCGCAAGGATCTCACGGTCAATCTCAAGAGCAATCTGCTCGGAGAGAATGCTGGTAAGCTCGACTTCGGCGTCAAGGTTGTGATAGGCATTAAGATCCTGTCCCAACTCTGGCGTCCACTTAGCCTTGAGCTTCTTGGTTTGCGTGGTGACAGCAATGCTATCTACCTTGATGTCGATCTCAGGAATCTGTTCGTTTCCTTCGAGTCCCCAAGTAGTCGTACCGACAACCGCGCCCAACGCAGAAGCATTAGTGAGATTATCAGAAATTGGCACTTGTACACCAAGACCAGCCCCCAATGAAGCAGAACCAACACCACCGACACTTGAAGATGCCACGACAGCAATGTGTCGAACTGAGGCGACTGACAGAGCCGAATCACCGGAAGGGACGAAATGAGTCAACCGGCGGACCGACTGACATGCAGTATCGCTATCATCCATGACATCGAGAGCGGCGTTCCATGCTGCTCCACTAATTTCGAAAGCAGCAAGGTTATCCATATCAGTCTGAGCAGATGTATAAACGGATTTAGCCAAATCTGCGACTAGAACCTTATACGCAGTACTTCCGCCTGACAACGCAACCAAGTCCGGATCCCATTGAATCATCTTAAGCTGTGCGTCGGTAGCATATGTAATGCTAGTTCCGCCGCCCAGATAAAACTGAGACTTTAGAGCAATCTGTGCTGCAGAAAACTGAACGCTACTTGCAGACGGAGATGCGTATGCATAACCACGTGCGCTGTTGCGCGGACCACCAAGTGACTTTCCACCGGTGCCAACAAGGTCAACACCACCAGTCACCTGCTTACCGACCTGATCAGTACCGTAAATTGACTTGTCAGTCAAGTTACCAAATCTGTCAGATTGACTAGCATTGGCTCCTAGATCCGGTGAGAACACGAAATCCAGGAAAAAGATGAGCCCACTTGGGAGACTCATCGGCTGAACACTAACGAGATCGTTAGCAATCAGACCCGCGAAAACGCGTCGGACGATAGGGAATGCGACGGCTGCAAAACCTTCGACATCACCAGCGGCCATAGAAGAACTCTCACGAAGAAGTTCCTTCGCTTGATTCTCAAGTAGTCGAGCCATTGTCTGGCGCTTTCGCTCAGTTTCTAGACCCTCTAGGAGTCCAGTCTTCTCCCACTTATTTAACAAAGCATGCCCTTCAGCACGCATATCACGATTAACGATACCCTCAGTTAATCTTTCCATAATTCCAGCCATAATATAAATACCTCCTTTTTTTAGTTTTTAATTCCGGCTAACTTTTTCATTCTATCCAAGAATGGATCAGTTGGTTGTGCTTCTCTATGAGATGCACGAATAATTGAGGATGGACGATTGATTGCCTCGCTCAGCGATTGTGGCGTGCGTTTAACTTGTGCCGGCGCTGCGCTTTCAAGCGTTTCAAATATTGTCCTTGCCTCCATAACTGAACCAGCATTGGAAATAGCTTCGGCAATCTTTATTTTTTGCCGCTCATTTAGGGAGGTATTTCTCAAAACACGGTTCGTGTAAAGCAAGCGTGCGTTAGAGACATTAACCTCTTGCAAGGTACCTTTTATCTCTTCAACAACCTGCTTATATTTTCTATTGCTCTTTTTGAGTTGCTTATTTTCAAAAACCAACTCTTCTTGAGCTTTCTTTAAATCTTTTAAATCTTCTTCGACATCTGTGCTGCGACGATGGGCCATTTCTTTTTCCATCTGATATCTCATGTCTTCATCAGAGCGGCCCATCCAGCCAGCTAAATCTGCGCCCATATCCACGGTGAGCTTTTCCATAATGTTATCAATAAGTTCTTGGGATACTTCGATTTCTTCATTGGTGCCGCCAAAATCAGAATCTTTATCTTCTTTTTCTTGAGCTTCTTCTTCAGAGCCCTCTTCTGACTCTTCTTCAACTTCGACTTCTGAAAGCATTGCGAGGATATCTTCTTCATTTAGATCCACTTCTTCCTCATATACATCACCATCGTCGCCATCGTCATCGTCATCGTCTTCAGTTTGAAGAGCTTTAACAGCTTCGTGTAGTGCGTCTAAATCAACAGTAACTTTAACTTCTTCACCCTCGTTTTCGAGATACTTTAAGTCTTTGCCTTCCATTTCAGACAATCCATCAGTAGATGAAAGTGGAACACCATCAACAATGTCTTCTACTTCTTCTTCGACACCCTCTGCGGCCATGGGAT